ATTTGTGAAGGTGGTAGCAGAACCAGTTGGGGTAACTGTGGACGCGGTTACGGACTGATTCAATGGACATCTGCCAATCGATATTATGGATTGGGTGATTTCGCTAAGAAGTATGGTGGTTCACCATCAACACTTCACACGCAACTTCGTTATCTAACAAATGAAGTCCAATGGCAAAAGATTGAGGAGCGTATGAAGACTCCTGGGAAATCTATTGACCGTTACATGGACTATGCGTATAGTTGGATCGGATGGGGGCATCATGGTGCTCGTACATCTTATGCATATGAATATGCTTCCAAGCTGATCAAGGTAGAAGTTTGACAAAATAGAATAAATAGGGGGTGCTGATCACACCCCCTTACCATGTTTAATTTTCAAATAGGTAAGAAGAAAGTAAGTACAAAAGACATGATGATTGTGTCTGGAGTTCTTGCTTTTGTTGTATCTGGACTAGCTAGTTGCGTTGCTATGCCAGAAGAAAAAATTTGGTGTGTGGTAGATCAAGTCACACGACCACTAAATATCGAAGTATTAGAGGATGTAAAACTGAAGATTGATGAGATCATAACTTGTAGATCACAGAAAGCAGTTGGGGATGCTATTGACAAAGTAACCCCAGAGTATGATAGAATAATAGAAGAAGCAAACAGGAAGTACCGACCTCGTTATGTTGAAGAAGCAAACGATGAAAAAGTGTGCTATACTAACGAGTGTAAGTCACTCGCCCCACCCATGAGGATCTGTGCCCCATGGGTTGACGATTGCCCCAAAATCTGATATAATATTCTCATGTTTCAGTAGCTCAGCGGATAGAGCAACCGCCTTCTAAGCGGTCGGTCGTTGGTTCGATCCCAACCTGAAACGCCTTGCGGACATGGTGTAGAGGTAACATCTGAGCCTTCCAAGCTCCAGTCACGGGTTCGATCCCCGTTGTCCGCTTCTTAACCAAATCTTAGTTGACATACACACGAAAATATCTTAGTATATCCTTGTGTCTTAAGATTTTTTTAAGACTTCTAAACACTATTGTCGTTTAATAACAATACAAACTTTTATGAAACTCAAACAACTTATGCTTGCACCTGTTGCTCTGGGAATGGTTGCTCCTGTTGCTGCGAATGCCGCAGATCTTAATATGGCAGCAGTCAACCAATATACTTCCGCTGAGCAGGTTTCAAGTATTACTAAATTGTCTGATGTTCAACCTACAGATTGGGCATATCAGGCACTCAGCAACCTCGTAGAGCGTTATGGTTGCGTTGCTGGTTACGAGAATGGAACTTTCCTTGGTGGAAAGGCAATGACCCGCTTTGAGGCAGCAGCACTTCTGAATGCTTGCCTTGATCGTGTAACCGAAGTTACCGATGAACTCCAGCGTCTTGCTAATGAGTTCTCTAACGAACTGCAAGTTATTCGAGGTCGTGTTGCTAAACTGGAGAAACAAGTTGGGACTCTCCAAGCAACTCAATTCTCCACTACAACCAAACTCAAAGGTGAAGCAACCTTCGTTCTGGGTGGTGTAGATGGTGCTCGTCTTGCTAACAGCAGCAATGTCGGTAACACTGCTTTCAACTACGATGTTCGTCTGAGCTTTGATACTTCCTTCACTGGTAAGGATCTGTTGAAGACCCGTCTGCGTTCTGGTAATTTCTCCAGTCAACCCTTTGGTTCTTCCTCGTCTCTGTTCAAACTGGACAAGGCAGAAACTTATGCAAACACTGTAACTCTTGATCGTCTGTATTATAGCTTCCCTGGTCTTACCAAAGGTATGACTCTGACTGCTGGTGCTCAGGTTCGTAACACTGAGATGGCTTGGGTTCCTACTGCCTATCGTTCAGACATTCTGGACTTCTTCTCTGTTGCTGGTGCTCCTGGTGTCTACAACAAGGCAACTGGTTCTGGTTTCGGTGCTCAGTGGGTTCAACCTACCAAGAAAGGTAAGCCTGGTTTTGTTGCTGGTATCAACTATGTTGCCCAGAACGGAAACGATTCTACCAAAGGTCAGTTTGATGAAGATGGTTCTCTGAACACTCTGGCACAGGTTGGTTACCGTGCTCCTCAGTATGGTGTTGCTTTCGGTTACCGCTACGGTACTGAAGGAACTCGTGTTCGTAACTTCAACGCTATCGGTGGTGGTTCTGGTGCTCTTGCTGCTAACCAAACCTCCAATGGTTATGCTTTCAACGCATACTGGCAACCCAAGAAGTCTGGTATCATTCCTTCTGTGAGTGGTGCTTATGGTTGGAACACTGTGAGTGTTTCTAACAACCGTCCAACTCCTAATGGTGCTACCGACTCCCAAACTTGGTTTGTTGGTACTCAGTGGAGCGATGTATTTTCTAAGGGTAATGCTGCTGGTTTCGCCATTGGTGCTCCTGGTAATGCTTCTTCACTCAAAGCAGATCAGAAAGCGATTATGTGGGAAGCATTCTATCGTTACAAAGTTAGCGATAATATCAGCGTAACTCCTGCTGTGTTCTATGTGTCCAACAACCAAGGTCTGAAGCAAGCTTCGGATAATTATGGTGGTGTGATTCAGACAACCTTCCGTTTCTGATAGTTGACAGCCTTCCCCTATATGGTGTATAATAGCTATATACCCTATAGGGGTTTTTGCCCGAATGGTGTAATGGTAGCCACGCATGACTTAGGATCATGTTCCGTAAGGAGTGGAGGTTCAAGTCCTCTTTCGGGCACCTACTGGAGGTTCACATGTCACTTATTTCGCAAACAGACCGCCAAATGGCGATTGAAGCATTGGAGTATTATGTTCAAAAATTGAAAGATGACAACTGTAATCAAGCAGCAATCAATTCCTTCCAAACACTTCTTAATTGGATCGAACTGGAATATTTCAAACATGAAAATTAATCTGTGGTATTGCTCTCACATGAAACAATGGAGATGGTCACTCACAGATGACCACCGCCCAGTTGTTCGTCAAGAATCTGGACAACAACCTTTTCTTCGTGATGCAATGAATGACATTGCAAATACAGTAGAATACATGATGGAAACTAAACAACCTTAATATTGTTGCCCAGTAGCTCAGCGGTAGAGCATTCGACTGTTAATCGACTGGTCGCTGGTTCGATCCCAGCCTGGGCAGTTGGTACTCGTTAGGCAGATAGCCTAGAAAGAGACCAAGTTGTGTTACTTGCGTTGGAAAGATAAACCAAAATGCCGTAACACTCCTGGGAGATTGGCGCAGTGGTAGCGCAGCTGCTTTACACGCAGACGGTCGTTGGTTCAAATCCGACATTTCCCATTTGTCACATATATACTTTATTGAGTATAATATGTGACATGTTAAAAATTAGATGCAAAACTTGTAATAAAGAATTAGAAAGCCATCCAACACAAACTAGATGTTGTGGTTGTTCAAATATGACAACTGTACGTGGGGATAAAATCTCAGCAGTTGATTTAACACAAATTGTCATGTTAAATTCAGTAAAAGAATCTAGTAAAAAGACAATTTTTTCTGCCGAAGATCTTGTTTATCAAGAAGCAAGAAGGCAACGTAAAGTTCGTAAATTGGACTTTGAAATCCGCTAGGTGAGGTGGTCGAGTGGTTTATGGCAGCGGTCTTGAAAACCGCCGAGGTTAATAGCCTCCGTGGGTTCAAATCCCACCCTCACCGCTTTTAATATTTTCTTAATCTAAGTCTTGAAAGTCTAACCTTTCTTGACTTTTTTTGTGTCTGAACTATTATATATTATGTTATGAAATCCGTTTATGGATCAGCATACTTATGAGAATTGGCTTAAAATAAAAGCCACTTTTGAAGAGTCTGGTAATATGGACAATATGTTCTATTATCGAGCTTGTGAAATTGTCAAAACCCGAAAAGATCCACTGGCAAAATTTCTTGGAGATGAAAAATGATTCAAGAACAGGATGAACTTATCAGTCGTTCAGAAGTACAGGAGATGATCGATGATGCAATTCGTAAGCACAACCGTAATGCTGCAATTATTTCTATGTGTGTCGGTTGGTTCGTTCTTGCTTTATTTGCTGAAGGTCTCCTCAGACTCATAGGTATCATTCCACCTTTACTGCCATGGCTCAAAATCACATTGAACTAATTGGTTGTATACTGTTATTAGTTTTTGCTTCCACGATGTTCTATCAAGGAACATGTATCCTACGAGGTCATCGTGGTTATTCTTTGAGAGACTATCTCAATCAAGATAGTACCAACATGCGTAAA